CGGTTATTTTCCTCCAAAATAACTTCAAAAATATATATTTATAATCAAAAACATTATGGGACAATTAGATTCAAACGTTTTTGGTGACAAAACATTCTCAGACATTCTAGAGGAAATTTACAACAACCAAAAGAAAAGAGACGCTCAAGTTGTTGCTTTAATTTCAGAACTTAAACCTTTAGTTCAAGAAATAGGAGATGCTACTCTTATAGTACCTCTTATTAAAGAATATATGGAAATAGGTGTTAAAAATGATGAAGCCTTAATTAAAATGGCTACTATCGTTCAAAGAGCACTTCAAAATGTAGATGATGATGGTGGGTTTGGTATAAGTGATGAAGAAAAAGAAGCACTTTTAGCTGAAATGGATAAATTAAATAATAAAGAAAAAGATGCCTAAATCAATAACAGGTTTACAATCATTATCCTCTACTCCATCTCCAAAATTTTCAAAATCTGGAATATTTCCAGCTAGGGTAAAAGTAGCTATTACAGATGATGCAACACACCCCGATTTATTTCAAGAATTTGGGGAATGGAGTTCTATTGGTTGTTTATTTTTTGAAATTTTAAATACCCCTAATCCTAATCCTATAGCTAGTTCTAATAGTTTTGCTCGCCCATTATTTCCTAATAATTCTAATATACCTTTACATAATGAAATTGTTTATATTATAGGTTTACCCAGTTCTAATGTACAATCAAATGTAAACGAAATAGTATATTATTATTTTCAAGCTGTTAATATTTGGAATAGTGCTCACCATAATGCAATTCCAAACCCTATTTCAAATGATACTCTTCCTAAATCCCAACAACAAGATTACCAACAAACTGAAGCTGGTTCTGTTAGAAGAGTAACTGATGGTGGTACTGAGATTGATTTAGGTAATACATTTCAAGAAAAATTATCTATAAGAAATCTCCAACCTTTTGAAGGAGATTTAATATACCAAGGTAGATGGGGACAAAGTATTAGATTTGGTTCTACTGTTAAAAATTCAAACATATCAAATCCTTGGTCAAAATCCGGAGATAATGGTGAACCTATTACTATTATAAAAAATGGTCAACATGAAGAAGAAACTGACCCATGGGTGCCCCAAGTAGAAGATATTAATACTGATAAGTCTAGCATTTATTTAACTTCAACTCAAGAAATCCCAATAGATGTATCAAGTAAAAATTATAAATCATATTCTTCTTCTCCAATAGCTGCCCCTTTATTTAATGAAGAACAAATTATTTTAAACTCTGGAAGGTTACTATTTAATTCAAAATCAGACTCTATATTATTTTCTTCTTTTGATACAATCAACCTAAATGCAATTAATAGTGTAAATATAGATACTCCCAAAACAATAATCTCATCACCTGAAATTTATTTAGGAGATAAAAACGCAACAGAACCCATAATATTAGGAGATAAATTTTTAGGTGATTTACAAAAATTATTAACTTCTTTAATATCATTATCTAAAGCTTTATCAACCCCCATTGGAACCCCAGGACCATCAGCCCCTAATGCAGCCATTCCAGGTCCTGCTACAGATACTTTTGTTAAAGCTCAAAATATGCTTAATAAAATAGAAACATATAAATCTAAAGTAAGTAAGTCTAAATAATGTCAAAAGCACTAAATAATTTAATTAATAGAACAGTTGTTAAAGTAGTCAAAGATACATCTAAATTAGAATTAGCTGTTGATGCTCTTTCTGAAAAATTTAAAGATGCTTGTCCCCCTAAAGCTGAATTATTAAAAATTGTTCAACAAAAAAACCAACTACAAGTAGGTTTAGAAAATGTAACATCCGCATTCTCCCCATTAGAATCAACAGCTAATATAACAAGTACAACTTTAACTTCAATTGAAACAGCTGTTGGTGTAATAAAAAGAATACCGGTTCCAACAGCAATTATCCCCCCAAGTGGTGGTGTTGGTTTACCTATAAATGTTCTTACAACATTATCGGATTCATTAGATAAATTACGTGAACTTATAAAAGATGCTAAAGGTGCTTTAGGAGTAATCCCAGAAGTAGGTGGAACTATAACATCTTCTGTATCTAAAGCTATTAATAGTTTACAACAATTAGATAGTTTAGTAAATGGATGTATTCAAGAATTAGCTGAAGGACTTAACCAACAAGAAAAAAATAACTTAATTGCAGAAATTGGAAATGTGGCATCAACAGCTGGAGATTTCTCAAATTTAGGATTAAATATAGATGATGAAAATAGTTTATTAGATCAACTTTCCCCAAATTCACCAAACCCATATCTTTATCAAAGAGCTGGGGATGCAACAGCTGATTGGAAATTTACAATAGAACAAAACTCAAATAATGAATTTAATTTTCCTCAAAGAAGAATTAAAATGGAAAATATAAATACTTCTGAAAGTAACATATATAGAGGAGTAGTTATTTATAATACTAACAATAAAACTTGGTCATATAGTTCTTCTGTAAAAGTATTAATAAATGAAGCTAAATATAGAGTTGACACTCTAAATACAGGTTGGTGGAAAAATAATAATGACCAATATTCCCCACCACTACCAAACCAGTTAGGTAATAGAGATGGCCTATCATTAACAATCCCTCAGGAATTGTTAACAATCCCAGTTAACAACAACCAACCAATATTTAAATTTGGAACTATTACTAAAACTGCATCTAATCAAAAATTAGCAGTTATTATTAATACTGGTTTTAAAAATGGTACTTTTAATACTGGAGCTGAATATAGGGTAGCAGTTTCTTCAGTTAAATCTGGATCTACAGAATCCCCAAAAGTTAAAACTTATTTTGTTAAAGATAAAAAAACAGAACAGTCTATATTTTTATTTACCCCTGGAGAACCCAGTATAGGAGATTATCAAGTTACTATTAGTATAACAGACATTAAAAATGTTAACAATAATGTAACTAATGCAGAGGTACAACTAAGAACCCTTAGAGTATAATAATCCGTTTAAAAAAAATAATAATTTAATATTTATAACAAAAAATGAAGTCATCAGAATTAAAACAATTAATTAAAGAATCCGTAAGGGAAGCAATTCAAGAAGAATTGAAGGATATCTTATTGGAAGCTGTTAAAGCTCCAAAAGCATCTACTGTGGCAGTTGTACAAGAATCAGTTACTCCAACTACACCAACATATAGACCACCAACCCAACCTTCAATGACTGCTGAACAAAAAAGAACAGCATATCAAAATATTTTAGGTGAAATGGGTGGTGCAATGACAACTAGTAATGTCCCTCCAAAATTTAACCCACAAGGTGGAGATTCAATTAACGGTTCATTACCACAAGGTGAAGTTGATATGTCCCAAATAGCAGGATTGATGAAAAAATAATAAATGGCTAGAGTATTACAAAATAGATTTCCAATTGACTCAATTAAGCGTAAAGCTATTGGGTTTGGTTTTCCTATAAATGGTCCTGCTGTTTTTATACCTACATATACTACTAGAGAGCAAACAAAATCAAATTTAATTAACTATTTATTAACTAATAAAGGAGAAAGAGTATTTAATCCTGACTTTGGTGCTGATTTAAGAAATTTACTATTTCAAAATATCAATGATAATACAACAAGTGAGTTGCAATCAATGATTCAAGATAATATTAGTTTGTTTTTCCCTCAAATTGAAGTTAAACAGATAGAATTCACACCCAACCCAGATACAAATTCAATTAATTTTACATTAGTATATACAGTTGCAAATTTTGGTATAACTGATGATATAAATATATTACTACAATAATGGCTGATTTAAAAAGAGATATAAGATACGTTGATAGAGATTTTAATGATTTTAGGAATGCATTAATTAATTATTCTAAAACATATTTTCCTGACACATACAATGATTTTACAGACACTTCCACAGGAATGTTATTTATGGAAATGGCATCTTATGTTGGGGATGTTTTATCCTTTTATTTAGATAATCAAATTCAGGAAACTTTTATCCAAAAAGCAAGACAACAAGAAAATTTATACCAAATGGCTTATTTATTAGGATATGAGCCTAAAGTTACAACTGTTGCTACTACAAATATTGATTTTTACCAACAATTGCCTTCAAAATTAGAAGGGGGAGAATATGTTCCTGATTTTAATTATTGTATGTTAATCCCTGAAAATACTCAAGTAACTTCTAATGTTAATACTAATATTAATTTCTTAATTGAAGATCCAATTGATTTTTCATCATCAGGATCTCTGGATCCAACAGAGGTATCAGTTTATCAAGTATCATCTGGAAATCCAACATATTTTTTATTAAAAAAAACAAGAAAAGCTATATCGGCAACAATTAATAGTACAGAATTTACATTCGCAGCTGCCAAAAGATTTGATACCCGAAATATTAATACTACTAATATTATAGGCGTTTTAGACTGCTTTGATACTGATGGCAATGAATGGTATGAAGTTCCAAATATGGCGCAAGAAAACGTATTTGATACAATAAGAAACACAAATGTAAATGACCCAACATATAATAAAGAAGCAGATGCTCCTTATTTACTTAAATTAAAACAAGTACAAAGAAGATTTGTAACAAGATTTATCAATTCAGGTTCACTACAAATTGAATTTGGAGCAGGAGCTACTACAAATAATGATGAGGAAATAGTTCCTAATCCTGATAATGTAGGGTTAGGATTACCATTTGAAAGAGATAAGCTTACAACAGCATTTTCACCTCTTAATTTCATATTTACAAATACCTATGGTATAGCCCCATACAATACAACTTTAACATTTAGATATTTAACAGGTGGTGGGGTTGAATCTAATGTAGAAGCTGGCACTTTAACAGTTTTAAATGATTCTAATTTTAAATTTATTAATCCAAATTTACCAAATACAGCATTGGCAAATCAAATATTTAATTCTGTTTCATCAAATAACCCATTAGCAGCTGATGGAGGTCAAGATGGAGATACTGTTGAAGAATTAAGATTAAATGCTGTAGGTAATTTTCAAAATCAATTACGTACTGTAACTAAAGAAGATTATCTAATTAGAACTTTATCAATGCCTTCTAATTTAGGGACAATTTCAAAAGCATTTGCAACCCCTGTAAAAATTAATGAATACAAACCCGGAGAATTACCAACAATATTAGACTTATATGTTTTAACTTATGATACAAATGGTAATTTATCAACAGCTTCAAATCTAATAAAACAAAATTTATCAACATACTTAGCTGAATATAGAATGATTAATGATTCAATTAAAATTAAAGATGCTTTTATTATTAATATAGAAGTTATATTTAATATAATTGTATTACCTAATTATAATAATAATGAGACTATTACTAAATGTATTGAATCATTAACTAACTTTTTTGCAGTTGATAAATGGCAAATAAACCAACCCATTTTATTTAGTGATTTGTATGTTCTTTTAGATAAAGTAGAAGGAGTACAAACTGTTAAAAATATTAGTATAAAATGTTTATCTGATGAAGTTTTAGGATATAGTAATTATGCTTATGATATTGAAGGAGCTACAATTGATGGTGTGGTTTATCCCTCTATAGACCCAATGATTTTTGAAGTTAAATACCCTAACACAGATATTAAAGGTAGAGTTGTACCACTATAAAAATAAAACAAAATGGCAGATTCACTAGTAGATAGCTTTAATAAAACAAATTTAGATACTCAAAATAAGGAACCTAATGGGGGTCCTATTAATGATAAACCTTCAAATTTTAAACAAAAATATGATTTAAATAATCCTTATTTTATTCCAGGTACTCAAGCTCAAGAATCTCAATTAAGTTCTTCTCTAACCATTACAGGTTTAGATGTAGAAAGTAGTGAAGCAGGGGTACAACAGGGAGGATCAGGCGGACCTAATAGAACCAATTCAACTAATATTTCTAATGGACAATATAAAGCTGTAGGTTCTTCTCCATTACCTCTAAGTCCAACACCTGGTGGGGCAGCATTAAAAACACGAGAAGGAAAAGATAAAGATTTTACATTAAACGCTTACACACCTGAAAATACTTACATGCAAGCCATGATAAAATTTAAAGATGAAGCAAAAAATAATTTAATTTAATAAAATGGCTGTATATAAAATATTTCCCGAAAAAGACTCAACTTTATATAGTTCCTATCCTAGTAAAAACACAGGATTAGACCAAATAATTGAAGCCTCTACTTACCAACTAAATAGTTTAGGGCAAGCAAGTAGATATTTAATCAAATTTCCCACCAGCCAAATTTCTGAAATTATTACAGATAAAGTTACTAATGGAGAATATAAAGTATATTTAAAAAATTTTAATGCTGTAGTAACAGGTTTAAATTTAGATCAAAAATTAGAATTTTATCCAATATCTGGTAGTTGGGGTATGGGAACAGGAAGATACAATGACTCACCTGAAGTAACCAATGGTGTTAGTTGGGTATGGCAAGACTACTCAGGATCTAATGAATGGCCAACAACTGGATTTGCAGAAAATGTAACAGCATCTTTCTCTGGAAGTCAATATGAAGGTGGGGGGAATTGGTATACTGGTTCTAATCTAGCTCTAGATCCTGTAACTCAATCTCAAACATTTAACTACTCAGATACTAAAGATATAATTGTAGATGTAACAAATACAATTGAAACTTGGTACAGCAACTCAATAAATCCTTTAGATGGGTTTGCAAATGAAGGATTTTTAGTTAAACAACCAAAAGAAAATGAATTTATAAATACTAAAGCTAATAATGCAACCTTTAGATTTTTCTCAATTGATACTAATACAATATACCCCCCTCAATTAGAATTTAGATATAATGATTATGTGTTTAATACAGGATC